TGCTGTATTTTGATTTTTTACCAATACTCGGTTACCAGCTAATACTGAATAACCATCAATGGTTTGCAGACCTGACAAAGTAATGTTGGTTAAAGTGCCTACTTTACAAGCAGCTTTAGGATTTAAGCCTTGAGCTACAGTATCAACATAAAGTTTATTAGCAATATCAATAGCATTAACAGGACTATTTGCAATAGTGCCTGTAGTGGTAGCAATACTTGTAAAGTAACCAGCAGCAGGAACAGAACCACCAATAATAGAACTATCAATAGTGCTATTAGTAATGGTTAACCCTGATTGAATAGGATTAATAGTTGCATAAAAAGGCTTACCTTGGCCTATGAAAGTTTGAAAATTTCCATAAACATCAAAGTAAGCCTGAACAGGCAACAAATTCTGAACTACAGAATTGGCTGGATTAGCCATGTTTAAGCCTTAATAAGCGAAACAATTAACTAAAACAACATCTCCAGCAGACATATTTGTAGCAGCACCTGTTGTTACAGAATAGCTTGTAAATGTAACTGAAGTAGTTGAGCTTGCTGTTAACTGCAAGAACAATGAATTACCATTAGTTACATCAGCAGCAAAAGCAAGCCAGCCATTTACTGCAGTTGGCAAAGTAATAGAACCATTGGCTGCGCCACCAGTACCAACAACAATCTTAAAGCACATTGTATTGGCTGCTGTAATAGTTGGACTTGTACCCCATCCTGAACCAAGACTAGGCAAAGTTGCGCTACTAGCAAGCAAATTACCACCCATTTGAAATACAGAAGGGTTAATGGTATCGCCAGTAAGAGGAGGGCTAAAAAATTGACCTCCTGGGCCTACTAAACCTAAACAAACACCAGCAGAATTAAACTGGGCCTGAACAGGCACATTTTGAACTGTTACTGTAGAAGCTACTTGATTTGAACTCATTATGCAATTCCTTCACCAGGGGTAATTTCAAGGCTAGTAGCTGTTCCTGCAATAAACCAAGCATTTGGTGGGATACCGCTAAATACACCAACTCCATTAGGCTGAATAGTAAGCACATTAGCTATACCAGTAGCTGTAGGAGTTGTTGCAGCAGGAGTTACTGTAGCATCGCCTGGCTCTTGTGGTGACCAGCCCACTCGAACCAATCCATTGGTTAAATTGATAATCCGATACCCTGAAGGGTACACATTGTTATTCGACTTAACCTGAACAGGAGAAGTGCTTACTAGGTAAGTTGGGCCAAAAGGCGCAAAAGCTGAATCATAAGCCATGTTTTAACTCCTTAAACTACACTAGCTGGGATAGGACTATCTTCGCAAGTAGAAATTTTAAGCAATAAATTACCAGCAGTTTGAGTTGCTGAAGAACCAGTAGAGTTTACCAATCGAACAACAACTTGATTTGCTGTATTGGTATAAGCATTTCCAATAGAAATACCAGTTACCAAAGCAGCATCAAAAGCAGCTTGAACAAAATCATTAGGCTGAACACCAGGAACAGTTAAAGTTACATCTGTTGTTGTGCCTGAAATAGTTGTTGATGGGAGTGTTACTTGGACAATGGATTGGGCAATGATATTGCCACGACAAACAGTAGTCTTAGACATAATTTTTCCTTTAAATAAGGTAATTCAATTATAGGTTATTCAAGAAAAAAAGCCACACTTTTTGGGCATGGCTTTTTTCTTTTACTTCATGGATTCTTAATAGAAACCTGGGCTTAAATCATATCCATAAATATACACATCAACAGTCGCAGTAGCGAATGCCGTAGAGATATTTACATATACAGTTTGTGCTGATTGTGCTGTATTAGGATTTGAAGCTGCTGAAATAGTTACATAAGATGGAGTAGTTTGACCTGTCAAAGCTGCTGCTGTCAAAATACTTGTTGTGCCACCTTTATTAACTGCTGTGTAAACACCTAAATTAACAGAAGCTACAGATTGTGTTGCGCCAGCATTGTTAGCATTAGCTACCACTACTGAAACAGGAACATAAAGTGCGCTGTTGTTAATTTGAACAGCAAAGTCTGCTGCTGCTGCGGTTGAAACACCTTTCAACACACCTAAAACTCGCAAAGCCTGTTGGCTATTTAGGTTCGATGGGTGGGTCGAATTTTGGACTGCTGGGCCTGGATTTGCCATGATTTTATTCCTTAAATTTAGTTAAAAGGGAAGGGCTTTCGCCCCTCCGTTTATTAAGCTGCTACTCGGCAAGCCAACTCTGGGTAGAGTGGGGCCCAACCATACAGAACATCAACACGAGTCGGAATCGAATCATTGTTAATAGTGTATTGGCGCACGACTCGCATGGACAGACCAATTTCTTTGTCTGATGCACGACCAGCAAAATGAACACCTTCAGGCAACTCTAAGTCAGCCATAGCCATTGTGAATGCATTGCGGTGCATTACGATGTTTTGTGGAGAAACAATACCATTTCCACTTGCATTGTATTGTGATGCAAAGAATGTCACAGCAGCAGTTGCTGATGGGCTAGGGATGCTCACATTCTGGAACTGACCACCGCTAATAACAGCAGGAGAAACAGTTACAGAAACAGAAGAACCAGAAGCCACAGAAACAGCAGACTTAACTACAAATGAACGAAGTTTGTTTGTGCCATAAGCTTGACGATTTTGTGGGTTAACTGCATACACACCAGCGATTTGGAATGTATCACCAGCATTCAAGTTGATTGTGCCAGTATTAGCAGCAGTCAAAGTGATTGTGGATTGTGAAGCCCAACCAGAAGTCAAGAAACCAGTTGCAGTTGTAGTTGCAACAGAAGCAGTAACAGTAGAGCTAGAGAAGTTACCAAAAGTTTGTGACACGATGTTTTGGTCAAGTTTCCAGTTCATACCGCCAGAATCGCGACCCATCAAGCCCTTTTCATACTGCATACCAATCTTGTCATTAGGAACAAACAAGCCTTTCAAGCTATCAACAATAGTTGCAGATGTAAATGGCTCAACGATACAGCTTCTACGACCATCACGAGGTGCGCCTTCAGAATCAAGGTAAGCCTGTGCTGACAAGTATGTATACAGGCCAGTTGGAGGAGTACCAGCAGTACCAACGATGTTTGCTGTGTTCAATGCTGCTGTAGTAGTACCATCAAAGTCGATTTTGTTGGCAATAGCTGCAACGGCTGGCTTAAGGATGCGGTCAGAGAACATATCCAAAGACAAAGCTAAGTCCTGGGTGGTAAATTGAGTATCCACATGGAACTGAGTGCTTAAAGTTACAGGTACAGAAGTTTCATTCAAATCTTCCACATTCAATGCAGGGCCAGTAGTACCGATGAAACGGCCTGGTCTGCGGACATTGACTGTTGCGCCAATTTTTGCGCCAACTACAGCGAACTGGTCATCATAGTTGCGGTCAACTTCAGAAGTGAAAGTTAATTCATTTTCGAGAACCATTAAGGCCTCATTAGTAATCTTGCTAATCGTCAATAAAGTATTTGACATTTTAAATCTCCAAAAAAATTAGGTTTATCTAACCTTGCCAGATTGCCTTGCAGCTTTCCATTGTGCATAAGTCCCATGAAATTCACCATTGGTGTCCACAAGAATATCTGCTCCAACTTTGCCACCACTAAGCGGTCTGATAGGGTCAGGTGCTTTACTTCCTGAAACAATCGCCTTTACTTTTTCAGCTTTTGGCTTTTCTGCCTTAGCTTCAAACTTAGCCTCAAGTTTGCCAATTTCTTTCAGAGCTTTAACAGAATCCATTTCTGTTAATTTGCGAGCATAATCTTCATCAGAAGCAAGTGCATATAAGACTTGAGGCCCTACATCACTTTCAAGAATTGCTTTTTTGATTTCATCGCTAACCACTACATCACTTGATTGAACAATTCGGTCAAAATCAGGCATTTCTTCTTTTGCTTTTTCAAGCTTCTTATTCCAAGATTCTATTTTCTTGGCTTCAGCTTCTTGAGCTTTGCGACTAGCTTCTTCTGCATCCCTTCGCAATAAAGCATTTTCTGCACTCCATTCCGCTAATGCCTCTGCATATTCATAAGCATCATTAAACTGGTCTGCTCTAGGTTTACCTTCAACTACAGGTTTTTGTTCCTGTTGCTCAGGGTTTACCCTTGCTTCATAACTCCTTAGCTTTTCTCTAAGCTCTTGAGCTTCAGCTTCCGCTTGTTTAGCTCTTTGAGTTACCTTATCGAATCGCTTATTTAGCTTATCTTTAGACTTTTCAGGGTCTTGTTTCTTAGCTTCTTCCTTTGCTTCTGGTTCACTCTGTTCCTGTTCCTGTTCTGGCTCTGAATCTTTCTTTACAGATTCAGCCTCAGCTTGAGGTTCTTGGTCAGCTAAACCTAATCTTTCTGCATAAAAGGTTGTTGCATTGTCACTTGTTATTACATTTGATGCTTCTCTTACAACTTCTGATTCGGCCATGATTTCTCAAGCTCCAATTTAAGTTAAAAATACTACTAAAAATAATTCTTGTCTATTTATTCCGCTTTAGATGCTTTTTTAGTTTCTTTAGCAGCAGACTTTAATAAAGATTTTTGTTCTTTCAAAGCCTTTTTATCTAATCCTGCGAATGGATTGACAGGCTGGGCTGGCTCATATTTCTTGCCAGCTCTGCGAGCCATTTCTTTCATTTTCCACTCTAATGCATTATCACCTGTAATTGTTGGCATATTTCCTCCGATTGTTAAATGCCTCTTTCGATTGTTTCATCTAATGCTGCTCTTTCACTTCTTAAATCTAATTGGGCCATGACTAAAGCCAGTTGTGCCTTTAATTGCTCCACTTCTAGCTGAGTTTGAGTCTTAATAACTGTGTCATGGGCCTGAGTATCGGTTCGCATTCTAGTATCTTCTCTGCGAACTTCCATCTCCATTTGAGTTTTTTGCAGCATAGCTTTGTCTTTTTGCTCTGCAACAGAAGCCCCATATTTCATATCCAAGGTCATCTGCTGAATCTGTTGTTGCAACTGTTGGATAACAGATTGAGATTGTTTGAGCTGCATCTGAGCTTGTGGTGGAATATCGGCTTTTTCATCAATCTGAGCCAATGGATTAGCAGCAGCCAAGCGGTCAGCAATAATGTCAGCACCAGGGAAGTCCATATTTCTAAAGACCAAGTCACCTGCTGTTTGCATCAAATTAGGGTCAGCAGTCAATAGAGTCATCATAGAATCTACCGCTTCTTGTCGCTTAGAAGCATAGCCAGGGCCAGTTTCCATCACAATGTCATATTCACCAGTAGTTACATCATTCAAAACTCGGTCTACACCTTGTTCATCTTGAGTCTTTTGGTTAATGCCCACTAACTCGCCTTTACCATCTGCTCCAATGATTCGCATTACTCTTTCTTCAGAATAAATATGAGGAATTAAATCCAAGCAGATTCGACCAGACTGCCTAATTGACCTTGTAAGGTTGTCATAGTAGTGGAAATTGGTCATGTCAGTTTGTTGCTGTTGACCATTTAGAGCTTTTCCAGACTGCATACCTTGTGGCAACTGAGCAGGGTCATAAATACCGACAACTGCCATCAAGTCTGAATTTAAACCTTGGAGAGCTGTAACCATTCCAGTAGGAGGTGGCTCTGGCTGAATCCTTGTAGGAACTGGAGCTGGAGCACCTTCAGAGTCTTTTTGCTTATAGCGCAATACAGGCATAGACTTAATATTGGCCTGATTCCACTCCATTTCATGACCTTCATCCTGACCTTCTGCAAGGAGGAATTTAGCCTTTGGAGCAAGGGCAACGGACTCGGTAAGAGCAGTTGACCAGAAGTTATACATTCTTTGTGGGTCTTTAGCCATGCGAGTAAGACCAAACTTCTTCTTCTTACTGTCCACAATGAGTTGTTGACCATATACAGGCACAACAGGAATATAGCGACCAGGCCAATCTTTTTGGTCAAGGATTTGCATTCCTGTTAACTTGCACCACTTAATCTGTTTTTTAATGGTTTCTCGCTTAGAAACTACATAAACCCCTGCATCTTGCATCATGATTTCGGATGGCTTTTCATCCTCAAAACAAGTTGTGCCATCAGATAATAGGTAAAGCTTGGTGCGAATATGCTCGGTATAAAAGTATTCAGCAATGCGAATATCTTTTTTGGTAATCCATTCTGATTGTGAATCGCCTGTGCCACGAGGGTTAAAACCACCGCCATCATCTGCACCAGGGTACATTTTGCGGAATGATTCTTTGCTGATAACCTCGGTAATTAAGCACTTTTCTGCATCTGAACCATCAGGCTCATTGGAATTAGGGTCAAAATAGACCATGAAAGGGTTCTCAATGCGCTTTACATAGATTTCCTGTTCCATTGAATTAGGTCTTGGAAAATCATGAACAATGCGCCAGTAACCCCAGCCCATCCGAACTGCAAAGTCAAAAGCATTGTCATAAGCTGCATCAGCATCTGATTGGTTTTCAATATGGCGCAATATTCCAGTAATAACTTCGGCTACCTTTTCATCGGATTCGGTATTCATGCCATGAGCTACCATCCGAGGTCTTTGTTGTCTTTGCTGATTGGCTATTTGTCGGCAATAGGCATCAATCTTGTTGATGGTCAAATATGGTCTAGATTCAAGCAGTCGGCTATTTTGAATCTCTACAGGCCATTGGTCACCACCAGCGAATTTAAGGTCATCTAAGGCCTCAACTCGATTATTAGAGTCATTTTCAGAACAGAAGCGCAGGAACTGTTTAGCTTCCTCGATTACTCCTGATTCATAGTCATCGCCATATTCGGTGGAATAGACACCACCATTGCTTTCTACATTCATTACCATAATGTTTTCCTATTAGCTCATCCAGCTTGTAACATCATAATTCATGGGCTTTCTTTTGACTACTTTCTTTTCTTGAATCATAAGCCCTATGTATCTGAAAGCATCTGCTCCATGCGAATACTGGTCATGGACAGGCTTTTGACTAAATGCTTTAGTGTCTGGGTCTACATCATATCTGTAGTGTCTTAAACAATCTAGCCCTGCAGAGGTATTATTCTTGTCAAAATAGCATGAATTAAATATGGTTCTAGCAGCATTGATGGAGTCAACAATAGGCACTCTTTCAATGATTCTGACATTAAATCCTGCAGCTCTGACTATTTCTTCAATACTTCTGCCATTACTAGCGATTGTTTTGTTTCTAGCATCATGGGGCAGATATAAGGTGTCATAGACATAACCAAAGGTCTGCATCTTTCCAAGAATCTCACTCATAGTTGTCTGAGTGGTTTCATAGTATCGAATAAGCCTGGTTTCCATGCCTATGAACTGAACAAACCATATAGCAGTAGCATCGGCCCATCCAATATCAAATACTGCCATTACAGGCTTTATAGGGTCATAAGGGACATTGCATATTCTGTTGTCTGCTTCTGCCCTTTGCATCTCTTTAGCAAAGACTGCTCCATCAATGGTAGACCGAGTAAAGCCTTCCCAGACATTCTGATAAGCCTCAAAGTCCCTATTCATTAGGGATTGCCTCTCTAGGTCTAGGACAGCAGGAAACCAAGGGTTGTCATTCCAGTTAACTTTTTGCACTACAGCATTATCAGGAGGATTCAAAATGAACCGCTTATAGGTTTCATCGGTAGGCAACTCAGGGTTAAAAGTAACCCAAATCTCGGAGTTTTCCTTACGGATGGTAGGAATCAGAATATCCCAGCTTAATTTTGAGATGTTATTAGCTTCCTCACACCAACAGTAATCTATGCCCTCGATAGACTTTAGGCCATTGATATTGTTCTTAATGCCAGCAAAGATAAACTCTGTGCCATTCTTGCCCCTAATAGTGCTTTGAGTCACCTCATAATGGGCTTCTAGCTTTAGGTCATAGATTTGGTCTACAAGGAGCTTATGAACAGAATCCTTGATTGAGGTCTGGAACTCACGAGCACATAAGACTCGAATAGTCTTGAGAACTCCCTTGCATAGCAACATTCGGGCTACAGAGTGCGATTTTCCACCCCCTCTACCGCCATGTAATATTCTGTACCGACTATGTTCTGGTTCAACTAAGCATTTAAGCTTTTTAGGGAATTGAGGCCAAATAAAGCCTGATGTATCAATCTGGCTTGACATTGCCATCCACGAACATGAAGCCAATGCCCTTTACAAACTCTGCTCCATCAGGGCCACTAATCTCTGTAGCTTGGACAGCTTTGCCATCCATTCTGTCAATTACTTCTTTCACAGCCCAAGGTTCTCCCTCTACTGCTGCATCTACAAGCTTCTCTGTAACCTGTCTTAGCTTTAAAGCATCATTTTGAACAAGAACTTTTCTCAACTGGTCAGAAAAGAGTTTCCCTTTCCTCGCATTCTGATTGCCCTTTAAGCTCTCAGCAATCTTCTCATTCTTAGAAATAGTTGTTTCGGTTTCCATGTCCATGATTTAATTAGCTTTAGGTTAATGATTGTTAACTTTAAGTTAATGGTACTACTCATTGTCCATACTGTCACTATTAGCCTCTGCTTCATTTACATCAGCTTGGAAAGTAGGACTATTAATGAGGTTTGTATATTGGTCTTGAAGCTCTTGTGGAACTCCTGGTTGTAATACTAAAGCATTCATATCTGCCTGAATTTCTTCAGTAGATTGAGGTACTGGATAAGGAAGGTAAATATTAGGAGTTGTCATTATTCTGGCTCTACTGTAGTTTCTGCTGGTACTTCTGGAGTTGGCTCTACAGGAGTCATTTGCTTTGCTACTTCAGCATTGGCTTTTAGGATAATCTCATCATGAAGCTTTTGCACCAATTCCATTGGGAGCTTTCTCAATCCAGCAAGAATTAGCTCTAATTCTGCGGTTGTATGCTCAAAAGTGATTTTTAGGTCTTTGATATTCATTTTTTACCTTTTTTTGCAGCTTCTTTCTTAACGGCATAAGCAATAGCTACTGCCTGCTTTACTGGTTTTTTGCCTTCTTTGACTTCTTTGGCAATATTCTCTTTAAAAGCCTTTTGGCTGGTTGATTTCTTTAGTGGCATGGTTTTGCTCCTAGTGGTTGCTTTCTTTAAGGCTGGTTTAGGTTTTGGTGCTTGCTTGTTTAATGCTTTAGCCACATCCTCAGTATTGAAGTTTTTAGGCCACATTTTTGCTATTTGCCTGGCTCTATAGTTGTAATAGGCCCATGCGATTACAAAGATTGCAAAGGCTGTAAAGACTAATGACATGACTAACTCATCCGACATTTTGGGCTTCCTCAAAACAAACATCCTGCCAACTCATCACCAGATACTTAACCCCATCTTCATAGTAAGGGAAGTATTTGAGATATTCCTCGCCTGGGTCATCATTCATAGTGCCAAAGCGGATTCTTGCTCCAACTTCAATAGGCATATCTTCTCTGCGACCACCTGAAAGCTTTTTACCAGGGCCAACAGCAATGACTGTACCCATGTTTTCGACTTCTTTGTTATCAACAATAATGATGCTAGAAAGCTCTCTAACATCAGGTTTGACTACAATTTTGTCTGCTAATGGCTTGAGTTTCATGATTTTCTAGGCCTTCCTGGTTTCTTTTTTGGTTGTTCTTCAGTAAAAGTAACAGTCAATCCAGTTGTTATGGCTTCAATAACATGGTTTTTAATGGGTTGCCATTCCCCACACCAATCTTCATTGGCTTTGTTTTGTGAAATTGGGTATCTTTTGCAGACTCCCATTCTTTCCCCAAAAGAAAAAAATCGACACAAATTGCAAGTGTCATTATGCTCTTTGTTAGCCACAGTTTCTCCGATTAATTGTGGTTAGAAAGCCCTGTTAGCGCACGACTATCAGGGTTTTCGCTTTTTTACTTCTTAGTTCTTTTTCTCATACTTATCTTCCATCGCATAAGTTGTGCGCTTATGGTCATAGCAGATACCAGCAGTACGGCCTGTATTGAACTCTTTGTCAGAGCCAATAGCATCTTCTTTACCCATTGCAACACCGCCACGATGAGATTTTTCCATTCTTTCGCCAGACATATCTGCCTTGCCAGCGCCTTTAGGTACAACTACACCCTTGGCAGGAATACCTGCTGTAGAGTTTGGATTACTTGTTTTGCCCATTGCCATAATTTTTCCTTTTGCAAAAGAAGCTGCAATATCGCAGCTCCTTATATTTTGCCTTATTGGTTACCCATGTCAAGCACTTTAAATACTGGTTGATTTTTAAAAGAAATTGCCATATTTTGAGCTGAATCATGATAGCCAGAATAACCAGCTTCTTTAATCATTCTTTCCCAATCATTAGCTTTAGTTTCTGCATCAAGAATATTAAATTTATCTCGATTAAATGTATCAGCCATTTTTAATAAATTATCTGGGTCTTTTCTTACATCATAAGAATTTTCAATATTCGATTTATATTGATTTGGGCCAAGACCAGGCTCTTTCATCTCTGGGTTTAAGTAAAAATGAGTCCTGTCTTTAACAGCTCCAGGGGCTCTTAGTCTTTCAGCTTCCTGGCCTCTTATACCAAAACCATACTTTTTAACATCAGTCTGGCTTAAATTTGGGCTATTGCTCCAATGAAATCCTTCAATAGTTTGACCATTTTCAGGAACTATATGTTCTTTCATATAATTTGGAACACCACCTCTGTAATCTAATTCAAGCATATCAGGGGGTAATGCCAGGCCTGTTTGTTTAGCATATTCCCATTGACCGCCTAATTCCCTAAGCTTTCTGTCCATTTCTGAGGTATCTTGGCCCATTTTTTCGGCTGCTGTCTTTTCTACCCTCATCAAGGCCATTTCTTTTTCAAGGTCTGCATTGATTCCAGAATAATTTACAAAGCTGTTTTGACCTCTGGTTTCAGAAGCAGCAGCTATTTGAGCCAATGGGCTTAAAGTTTCTTTGTGAGCTCCATAAGCCAATTCTTCACCTTTTCTGCCAAAGGTTGAGCCTGTAGTGCCATGACCAATATAGTCATGAACTGCCCTAAATTTTTCATTAGTATTTAAGCCATAGTAAGGGTCAAATTCATTGAGAAAAGGATGCTCCTCACCACCTCTAAAAACATACATATGGTTTTTATTAAGGGCATCATCTAGCATTTCTCTAGAATTAGCATAATTGGCATTGCCACCATGAAAAGAAAAATTAACCCCTTTATTCACTAAATTATCAAATTGCTGGTTTACTTCTTGGCGCAAAGCCCCATAGGATTTATGAACCAAATCATCATAATTTTGAATATCATGCTTTGCTAATAGTTCAGGATGCTTTGCTTTGTAATCCTGATAAATGGCATCTTTTAAAGCTGGACTTACATCATCCTTAGATAATGTTTCATAAGCCCTGGCAATAGGATGTTGTTTTAAAAGGGATGAGCCTGGCATGGCTTTGATTTTTTCAATGTCAAAGTCTGGGTTATGTTCTTTGGCTATTTGGATGGCTTTATTTTGTTCCTGACCATTGAATGCACCGCTTCCTTGTGACTCTCTAAGTTTTCTATTTGCAAAGCTTGTTTGAAGCTTTTCTTGTCCAGAAGTGGCTTGATTCCATGCTTTTTCATTACTCTGAGGTAATCCTGATATTCGTCTAAATTGTCCTTCATCTTTATATCCTTTTTCTAAATTTTCTGGATTAAATATCTGATAATAAGTTCCTCCTGTCATATCAGTATGTTTTACACCTTGATACCCTTGGCTAATTAGCTGATCTGTAAAATATTTGTCTGCCTCATCTCTAGATGCAAGTTTTACTTTTCCTTCATCAATTAACCTTCTTACAACAGCACCCTTGCCTGTAGCTGCTACTTCTCCAATATTAGGATTGGTAGTAAACCAAATACTTCCATCAGCAGACTTTGCAATATCAAAACCTGCTTTTTCAATTTGTTTAGCTGCTTCTTTGCTTGTTCCATGAAATATTGCTGTTGCTCCCATAAAGTTTGGCAAATAATTTTGAGTAAATTCTTGCATTGCTTCTGGGTAATAGTTTGGATTTGGCTTGCCTAAAAAGTCAGTTTTATACAATCCAGCCATAGTTTTATCCATAGCTCTTTGATTTTTTTCAAAGTTTTCAGGCCATTCTTTCCAATATTTGTCTAATTTTGTAGACAAAGTTTCTCTTTGATTTTTTAATTTTTTATTATCAAATTGTTTTTGAATTTCATCTGCTAGAGCCATGATTAGTCCATATCGAGCATTTTTATAAGGCGAATAGCAGCATCTACCGAATCAATTCGGCTTACTGCCCCTCCCCTCCATTCTTGCATGAATTTGACTTGTGGATCAGTAAAAGTTGCTTTGGAATCTCGCTTTATTTCTACCAATACAGACTTACCTTTATACCCAATGAGTAAATCAGGACAGCCACGACCAACAGTTGATAAATTAAGCACAGAAGCTCCAAGCGCAATAAAAGTATGCACAAGTTGCTTTTGGTTTTCATCAACTCGCTTTTTATAGTAAGTCATCTAGTAATGCCCTAGTTTTCTCAATGAGCTGCTCTGGTGAAAACCCCCAATAAGAAGTGAACTTTTTAGCCCCAAGCGAGTGATAACTGGTATCTCCAAGGCGATGGTGGTAAGCGCAGAGGGGGATTGCAGGAGCAGTATCTCGCTTTCCCCCAAATCTTCTGACATGGTGGATTTCTGTAGGTGTATCGGTTGTTTCAATTCCATGTTGCCTGCACAATATGCAGCCCAATCTCGCCAGGCGAGCATATTCATCCTTTTGTTTTTTAGTAGTCATGAGCTACATCTTCTAGTTTTAATGCTGCTTCTACAATTTCATTGGCTATTTGAGCTGCTTTATCTTTATCCTGTGAAATCATCGCAGAATAATACTGTTCTAAAAGCTTTTTTAGGGTCAAGTATGGCAAGCTGAAGTCTTTCATGTTGTGTCCTTAAATTTAAATTTCTATAAATAACCCCATCATGCCATTGCATATCTACCGAATTTTCATATAGCTCAATGATTTTATTGGGTTTTACCCAAATAGGGGCTTGTTTTTCTTTAAAACAAAAAGCATAAATCAATGGAGCTTCATCTGAACTAAAGGCTTCCACCATTTTAGGTAACAACTCAAACTCTTTTTTCTTAAAATTATCTGTTCCCTTTACAGCAATTACATAAGTTTTTCCAAAAGAATTAGTAATTACATAATCTGGAAGGTTTCTAAGAATGGGATTTATTCTCCAAAATTTAGGCACATTATTATTTTTTTCATCAAATCCAAGCCTTTGAAATTTTGTATCAAAAACATTGCAATATTTTTCAAATAAAGCTTCTCCATCACTTTTAGCAGTAGAAACCCTTTCAATATAAGAATTTCCAGAATGGCTCATATACCACCTTGTCTGCGATTGCTGGATAAAGTGCGCCAAATATCAATAATTCGCTGTTCATGCTGCCTTTCATTATCAATTTTCTTAAATTGAACATAAGCTTGTAAATGAGCATCTAGAGCATCGGCATATTTCTGGCTCGCTATGGCTTTTTGTTCCCTTTCTGACACTCCCCCCTCAGAAAGTAAAAAAGAATGCGCCTTGGCCTGTTTAATGCCTTCTGCAAGGTAATTTACCTGTCCACCAAGTGCAGCATGAAGCTCATTGGTTTCAGCAAGCTTAGTTAAAGCCATTTCTACCCTGTTTTCATCCAATTTATCTAAATTCATTTCCATTCTCCATATTCATAGGCTCTATTGCCTTTAAGCCATTGTTCTTCAAAATCCCTTACCAACTGCCAATCAAACTTGCTTTTGCTCATGTATTCTCTAAAAGCTTTTAAACCCCATTGTCTGCGCCACATAATTAGCTGACGAACAGCGCAGCGATGCTTGTGCTTTTGCTCATCCATTGGCCTTCTTCTTATCCCTAAAATCCAAGATAAATTTCTTCATCTCAAAATAGCTGTTAAATCGAGCTTTCGAAGGGTCACCTCCACATTCGACCCTATATGCCTCCTCAATCTGTTTATCGCTTCCTAGGGGCATTTCTGTGGCTTTTTGGGCTGCTTGATGAATCCAAGTAGCATCGAATGACCTCCAGCCCTTAAAAATGATGGTTTCTAGCACTTGGTCTAGTGGCATCTTGGCTAATTCAGCTTCTTTGATAAGCCTTGTAAGAACTCGGTCTGTAACTGGTGCTTTTAATCTTTTTCTATAAACCAAAAAATCAGACCATAAATCATCACTCACTCCGACAGGAGTGGGTATAGTTTTTATATGGTTCTTGGTTATTGGTTCTTGGTTCTTGGTTGGTTCAACGG